ATACTCGTAGCCGTTGTTGACCACGTTGTTCGTGAAGCCGCAGATGGGACGAGCCACGATCAGCGAGATTGATCCAGCTCCAAGCGAGGTGTTCAGCGTGATGCTTTGGATCGACTGCACGCCATCATCGCCAGCAGCAAGCTGGAACCAAACCACGGTGCCGATGACGGCTGACGGCGGGATCTGGTCTCCAGCCGTAGCAATTAGCGTGGCCGTGCGAGATCCCGTGCCGCCCGAGTTGGTGTAGGTGATCGTGGAGTTGCTGATCGCAGCAGCGTTCGTAGACGCAGCCGTGAACAACATACCGATCATGCAACCCTCGCCATTCACCGTGCCGTTGATATCGCGGGCAGGGAAGGCCACCGAGTTCACAGTCTGCGACGTAGTGGTTGTCACGACCAATCCCGTGTTCACCCAGAGGATGTCCATGAGCATCGGGAAGCAGGTCGCCTGAACCGTGGTCAGCGCACGGTCCAAGTAGATCGTTCCAGTCGGAGTCCACAACGGGACGCAACCTGTGTCCGCAGCCGTCATGCCATTCGTGGCTCGACCTGCTACGCCGGGTGTGCCGGGGCTCCACGCACCCGGCATACCGTTGTCCTTGGCGAACGAGTACCAGTAAGACGTACCTTCGCTTGCCGTGCCCGTCTTGTAGTAGTGGATCGGGCGCGTGCCCGACACCGCCTCCTTCTCAGGGTTCGCGGTACGGATGCGGCCTTGCGCGTCGAACACGTTCCAGCCGCGCCCGTCCACATACTGAGCGGTGTGGCTTGACTCCAACAGCGCCACGAACACGACGTACTCCGTGCCGCCGACATCCTTCTTGACCTTGATGGTCTGGGATGCGGTGTTCTTGTTCGTGACCGACACCTGCTTGATCTGCCGCTGCGTCGAAGCAGCAGGAGCAGCCGCGATGGTGGTCGTGGTGGCCGAGGCTACGTTCCCCTGATTAGATCCCGGAGCAATGTCCGTCGTCGTGATATCGACGTAGGAGCAGGTCCAGTCCGTCGATGACGAGGTGCTGGTTTCCAGCTCAAGCGAATGATTTGTGCCAGTCAGGAGGATCATATGCGGAGGCTGACAATCCTTTGGATAGATCCTACAGATCCGCCGCCGGACACGGTAGCCCAAGTCTGGTCGCCGCGCAGATATGTCGAGGCGCTGGCCGTGCCGCTCGCGAGGTACTGGGTGCCGATGAGGTTGGGCACATCGTTCGTTCGGCCCGGACCCATGACGAGGATTTCTCCAGTACTAGCATGGACCCTAAAGACTCTGGCGATGTTCTGCACCAGATCGCTAGACGCGGTGGGGCGTGTGGGCGTCAGCCCGCCGCCGGGTGCGACATACAGCGGTGAGTTGATGGTGTACGAGCCCGTGTTGACACCGCGAATAACACCCAAGGCGACGGCGAAGCCCTCGCCGTTGTCCAGCAGCTCGGCCTCTAGCAAACCTATGGCGGGCATCTTGCCGGACACCGAACTGTCCGAGGCGGACACTTCTACCTCGCCGCTTGCCCCGACCGCCCCCGTAACGTACACAGGGTACGCCTTCGGGATCGTCGAGCCGCTGGTGTTCTTGACGGGGAAGCGGACGCTCTCAATGTGCGCCCAAGTGCGGTCCCCGCGCAGGAAGGTGCTGTCATCCGCCGTCCCAGATCCGAGAGCGGCGTCCGTGATCGCAGCGACAATGGCGTTCGGATCGACGGTCCAAGTCGTTCCCTTGGACGAGACGGTGATATCGCCCTTGACGCCATCCGAGATGAACGCGCTGAAGACAACCTGATTGCCACCAATGATGTCGGCTTGCTCGACCGAGATGCTGCCGGACGATTGGAGGCCAAGCCCCCCACGGTTCCCGATCAGCCCACCATTAGCCGTAATAGCGAGCGGGCTATTTCCAGTTCCGCTCTGCACAGCAGCAGGTTGACCTGCCGAAGAAGCGGTAGCCCCCAGCGTAGCAGCCGTAGACGGACTCGAAGAAGATGAGGCGCGAGCCTCGTTCGCAAGGATGCGAGAGTTTCTTTCATAGCGCGGGTCGTCAGGATCATACGCCCGCGCCGTGTTGGTGGCACGACCGATCTTCCTGCGAGCCACTACGGAGCCCTCTTGCGGTTGGCGGAGATGGCCTCGACCACACCACTCTCAAAGGCCCAGCGCGAGCCCGCCGCAGCGTTCCTGAGGCGCAGCCAGCAGAACGGGCCGCGAGTCCCGATCATCTTCTTGGGGTTCTGCCCCGGCCCCAACAGAGCCAACTGGGTGGGCTCTCCGCGAACGTCCGCCGTGTCGCTGGACAGAAGCTCCACCCAGCATCCCCCCTGATCGCGGGCGAGCGTGATCTTGGGGTTGCGGACACGCAGCGTCGAGTTGCCGGAGAAGAAGGGACCGATGGTGACGTAGCTGTCGATGGAGGTGCCGTCGTCCGTAGCCGCTGTTCGGCTGGGATGGCGCACGACGCCGTCCTGACAGCCGAGGGCGATCACTCGGTCGTCGCTTGAGTCACCGTCCAGAACGCAAACGGCGGTCGTGCTGAGGCCGACGTTGGCGACGCGGTCAACCCACCAAGCGTTCGTCTTCTTCTCCCAGCACCAACTATCCATCGGCGCGGCGTTCGTGCCGTAGGGGATCTGGTACAGGTACAGACGCTGCTCGATGTCGTCCCACGCCATAGCGAGGTAGTGGGTTTCGAGGTTGACTGAAGAGAGCTTGCGATCAATCGTCTCGCTGCTGATCTTCTGCGGGTGGTTCGATACGCGATCCGCACCTCCGCCCGGAGCCATAGCGTACACGCCGCCACGAGAACCGTAGAAGTACAGGATGCCCGACGAGTCCTTGCACCAGCCGCTGCCGAACGAGATGCCCGTGACATCCGTCAGCAAGGCGATCATGCCTCCGGCCATCGGATCGCCCCACATCATGTGGATGCTGTGGTCGCCGCCGAAGATCAGACGCTCGCGGTCGTAGGGAATCAGGCAGTTGATGATGTCGTGGTTGCCGCCCACGACGCTGTTGTTGCCAGAGATCGCTTGTGTCTCAAGCGGGCTGTCGGGCGGGAACTGGTCCCAGTCGTTGGGATCACCGACCGCGCTCATGTGCCAGTTGTGCGGATCATCCGGCCCACGGGCGAGGACCATACGACCACGCCAGAACGTCATAAGGCGACAGGCTTCGGGGATACGGCCAGCGGTCGTAGCAGCCCAGTCAGTCACCTCATCGTCAACAGGGTCGTAGACCTTGTACTTGCGGCCATCCGAGAAGTAGACCTTCGAGAAGGCCGCGACCGCGTTGACGTAGCGAGAGGCCGCAGAGAGCGCGGACGCGCCGCCTGTGGGGACAGACGAGGATGTGCCATCGAAGGTCTTGATGGTCCCGTCGCACACACCGACCCATGTGATGTTGCGAGCCTTCGCGCCTACCTTGAAGTCAGCGCCAACCAAGTCGATGTAGTGCAGCGTGTTGCCACCAGCGGAATACGCTTCCGTGCCGAGTACGACAGCCTCTGGCCGCGTGACATTGGCTGCGTCGGGTCCGTAGTCATTCTCGGTTTGATCGACGGCCACACACAGTCCACGGTGCGGAGTCTGCGAGATGACTTTGTATTGGAAGTCAATGTCCAGCGTGGGGCCAGAAGTAGGTGCCTTGAAGGCAAATAGAGCTTGCGTGTTGTAAGAAGCTCCAGATTGCGCGTTGCTCCAGTAGGCTGGCACCCAACATCTGCCGTACTTGTCGAACTCGATACGCGCCTTCGTGTTCCCGTACCCAACGGTTTCCGACGAGGCGTACGCAACGTGGTTGCCGACAGCCGTCAGGTCTGCTCCAGAGTCAGACCATAGCCAAGCACTTGCATCTCCGGTCGAGTACGCAGGACCGAGGGAGAAAACAGAAGATCCCTTTGAAGCGACAGCGTATCCGACGCCGCTTGCCCACTTGACCCAACGCGGACCACGCTGGAAGTTCCACTTCGCCATCAACGAGTAGGCCGATGTCCATAGATATCGATCTATGGAAGACTGGCTTTTGCTAGACTGATTTGGAGGTCCACCGACTACGGATGCACTAGTCTGGCTTGGGATTGCAGGTATTCCGTATGGATGTGCGTATTCAGTCTGACCAAGAGCGATGGCTTGGTAGGAAGTCGCCTGAGCGTCCCAAACTGGAGAAGAGTTAGCAGCCTTTCCGCCCTGATCCAAAAGATGTGCGATGCCATACTTCCAAGCGAAGTACGCCTCGATTTTTTCAAGTTCCGTGTCGGACGCCGTGCTGTAGGAAGGGTTAACGCCAAATGCGTTGGCGTTGTAGCCGGGGAACGTACAGACCTTTGTGGTCGTTCCATCAACGTACTGCTTGATTACGAAAATCTCGTAGATTTCTGCGTCAAGACCGAGGAAGTTGACCTGAGAGCCCGCGCCGTCATCCAACATATCGTCCATGCCGTGCGATTGATCTCCGGCCTTGGACGAGTCAGAATTTCGTAGCTTGCCGATGACGGTCGGCTTCACAGAGTTGGAGTGCTTGACGGACTTCCATTGCGCGAGCGGCATACCGTTCACGCGGAACAAAGAAATGTCGTTGCCTCCGTTGCACTTCTCGTTGTCGATCAGCATCGACACGATCATCGGCCTGACAGGCTCCGTAGGCGAAGCATCCTCGCCAACCCAGAAGCGACCGTACGCTTCCTTGGGATCGCTGTAGTTGCCCTGACCAGTTTCCTCTTGGTCGATGTTCTGGTACTGCTCTCCCATGATGCTGACGTAACCGGCAGCGCCACGGAAACGATGCCAATCAGTAAAATCAACGGTCTTGGTAACAGTCGGGACAATTTCAAGATTGCTAATTGTTGTAAGTCTGTACCTGATTCCGTAGTTGTCGTTACCTTTTGACGAAACATATCCCGATCCATTGTTGGCACCGGATCCGGATACGGTCACCCTGTCATGCTTATAGATCCGGCGACCATAAGTCGTATTTGATATGGTCTGGTAGCTTGATGGATTTGTACCCGACGCGGTATATGTGAACGTCTGACCAGTAACGCTGTAGCCACATCTTGCATTTAGAGCAATTACTGTGTCAAAGCGCGTCTTGCCAGTAATGCCATTGTCGCCACTAGGGCTTTCATACTGAGTTGAAGATAATGACGGCACCCAGTACTGAGCAAAGTTAGGCTTGCTGTTCGAGGTCAGCGCGCTGTCTTGATACAGAAGAGCCTGAGGCACAGCTTCCGTGCCAGTCGGCTTGACCACCATGACGAGCAAGTACGCTTCGTCAGCGTTCGCACCCGGCAGAAGTCGCTTCGTACCGAGCGTCTCCATGCGGTAGTTGTTTCCCTTGAAGTGAACGCCCGGACGACCAGCGAGGCCAGACGAAATGTACTTCGGAGCGATGTCGGCTGCGTCCGTGCCCTTCGAGAACACAACCTCTCCAGCACCGAGGATGTCCTGCCACAGGTTGACATCCTCGCCGTCTCGGATCGTCTCGTATCCCTGCTGCTGCTTAATCGTGTCGCCGTTGAGCCACACCCACTTGCGATCTTCCCAGTTGTCCAGCTTCGTCGGATCCCAACGCATCGCGCTAGGCTCAACAACGTGCCCAGTCTCCGGCGTGGAGCGCGGGTCAAAGCTGCGGTTGCCGGGATAGGTGCCTGCGGCAGTAAAAATCAGTCGCGGCTCGTGAGCCGTGATGACTTCACCGCTGTCGGTGACGGCGAAGTCGTTCACGGGGTACGGCACATACCATGCGCGAGCAACCGCCGGAGACGCCGTGTAGATGAACTCGTAGGCGGCGATCTGCGACTTACCGGAATCGCTGTAGTTCAGCGCGGCGAAGACCTTGTCGTTGCGGACGACGAGCTTCTCGACGTACGCGCCGGGGGCCACAGACCATTGCATCTGAAGAACGCCCTCGGCGTCCTCGACGTAGCGGCGGATCCACGCATATTCCTGAGCCGTCGTGCCTTCGCTGACACCAACGTAGATGCCACCGTACTCATCGACAGCCAGAGCGCGAACCACATGGTTGGCGACCTTGACGGGGAGATCGAACTCCCATTGCTGCGCTCCGGCGGAGTTGTACTTCACCAGCATGGCGTTCCCGACAACCGTGTAGACGTTGCCGGAAATGTCGATGGCGACGACGTTGACTCCGCTGCCATCTCCCGTGGTCGTGGCGTTGAGCGGCTTGGCCCACAGGGTGAGGTCGTTCGGAGTCGAGGTCGTGTTGTTCTCGAACTCGATCTGCCGACCGTCGTAGGTCACCGTCGTTAGCGCCTGAACCTTGTTCGATCCAAGGGCGTTTGGCGTTACACGCTCCAGACCCTCGCGCTGCGCGCCGCGCACGCGACCCGTGACTCCGTCCACGGCCCGCACGTTAAGCGCATCCACGCTCGTGCCCGGAGGCTGCGCCTCGTAGGAGAACGTGTCGCTAACTCCATTCTGCGGGAACGGGATCGGTAGTTCGGCCATGTTAGATGTACGTCCAAACGTCGATGCCAACAGCGCGAATAGAAGGGTTCATCTCAACGACGACGTTGAACTCTCCGGGGCCAGAGGGCGTAGATGGCATCGTCGCAGTTACCTGCGTGGTGGAGATCGGAATCAGATCAGCAAGCGGATCTCCACCGACGCCGGAGGAGTCGCAGTTGACGCGGACCTCGTTGGTTTCGTAGGCGTCGAATCCGCTGATCGTAATGGTCACGCTGGTCCCTCCCATCTCCGTACCCACGCTAGGCGAAATGGACACGAACGTGGGCACGGGGGACTCGCCGGGGAAGGCGTTGGCCCATCGCTGGCGGAAAAGGCTGCTTGAATTAGTGGACCTAAGCATAGCGGAAGAAGATGGTCACCTTTCCGATTTCATCTGCGCCGCTAACGGCTGGCAGCGCGGTAGTTCCGCTTGCATTGATTCTAACACGGAATGGTTGCTCAACCCGAACCCCGTACGGCCCGCCGACCTTGATGTACTGAGATTCCTTGGCGGCGGTAGGCGGAACCTTGATTTGCAGGATGTCCGTTGTCGATGGGGCAAGTTCTCTGATGTTCACAAAGATTGCGGACCCAACAACGTAGTCGCACAGGACGGCCTCAATGATGACCGGATTGCTTGGACCAGCCGAGGACACAAGGCTTGCGGACGCTACGGTGTCAACTCCACCCTGACCGTCAGTAGGAAACTGAGGTTGTGTGTTGTCCTTGGTCATCCACAGGGACGCCGTGTTCTCACGGACTCGTGAGTACGACATGACTACTGGCCCGCGAAGCGGTAGTAGACCTTGACGCCGGAAGAGTTAGCCGATGCGTACTGGACGCAGAAACCTTGGTTGACCTGCACGCCATATGCGCCGCCAAGCGGGAACCATTGCGTGCCGGTGCTAACTGGCACCGTGATTGTGAACAACGCCGGACTTCCGCTATGCGCGTTGATGGTCACAGTAGTCGCGCCCGTAATCTGGGTTTGAACCTCAATCGCCTCAATGATCACAGGGTTACTGTCGCTGCACGAAACAAGTTGGCTGTTTGCAGCCGTAGTAGTGTTTCCGCCTTGACCATTCGTGGGCCAATAGTTCGTCGCTGCGGAGGCACCGGCGGCGACCCAGTACGAAGCCGTGTTCTCTTTCAGGTATCCGTAAGACATATCAGACCTCAGTTGCCGTAGGGGTCAAGCAAGCGTCCAGCGAGACCAATCTTAGCACCGGATTCGCGGATGTACTCCATGTCCATAGCGCCACCACGAGAGTGGCCCACAAACGGCTGCACGCCGCCGTCGCGCTTCTTGAGATTCATAAACTCCGCGCTCTGCTGGAGCAGGGCAAGCCGCTGCGAAAGGGGCGCGGCGTCATGCTCGTCGTAGCTCTGAGCGAAGGCGAAGAGGATCTCAAGGTAGAAGAACTCCATCCACGGCGGGACCGGGATGGCCGCGATGTCGCTTGTCAGATCCACCCACTTGGACAGATAGGCGACACGGAATGCGTCGGCCAACGTCTCGGTCGGCACGGGCCAGATCTCGATGCGAGGCTCTGGGATACCGCTGACGAGCGGGTAGTTGATCACGCCCATGTAGCGCGGGCCGCCGTCGAGGTAGTCCTGCCGATAGCGCAGGTACTCCTCCATTGACACCATCTCCAGCGAGACGACGGAGGCCACGGTCGTCGGCTTGGGCTGGCCGTACATACGACCGAAGTCGGACGGCGGCGTGATGTACGACTGGGCCGCGACAAGGCCAAGCTGGCCCGACGAGCGCAGCAGCCAAGTCCACGGATGCATATCGACGAGGTAAGACCCAGCGCGGTTGCACAAGGTCAACACGGAGACGGAAGGCTCACCGTCCAGACGACGGATGAGGTAGTCGCTGCAATCGGTGACGGTGAGCATTCCGTACTCCTAAGGGGGTGGCCCCAGCAGAGCGGGGGTAGAACCCGCCCTGCTAGGGAATCAACTAGGTGAGGAACGTCTGTCCGCCGGGCGACAGAAGGCCGTTAAACAAGCAGTAGATTGCGCCGCTAGCACCGTCAGGCGCGTACGACTTAGCCAAGCAACGAACACCATCAACTTGAGCATTGGTGAGTTGCGCGCTGCCATTGGACGGATACAAATCCGCTCCGAAGTTTGCACCGGAGCAAGACGTTGCAACAAAACCGAACAAAGTCAGTTCAACCTTGGTGTTAACCGCTCCGTTACCCTGCATAAGGTTGGAGACGACGCCAAAAATCGAACCCGGATCGTCGGTGAGAACGCCAATTCCAGTCGTGGCGGGAAGAATTGCATTGCCAAGCGGCCAACACTTGGTCGGATAGGCAGGATCGCCACCGATGTCAGAGTTGGGTTGAATGCTCTTATCGCCGAATGTAGTAATTGAGCCCAAGTGATCAAGCATAAGAACGTCGCCAATCGCAACAGCACCAGCGGTGCGGTTGTAGGCGATGCACTTGACCGGCGTGAAGTACGGGCCAACGCCCGCACCAAGCATGGTTTGATTCATCATGTGAGTGTTTCTCCTAGTTTATCAGCTGATAACAGCGGACGGAGCCACGATGCCCTGATGGCGACGGCTCGTGACGTAGAGGTTGAACCAGATTTGGATGGGAAGGATGTACTTCGTACGGTTCTTCTCAGGCGAGAAAACGTCGAGGTACTTGAAGTAGTAGTTGGAGTGGAACGCCATCTTCATAAAGTTGGCGTTGATCCAGTAGTAGCGGGCACCGGCAAGGTTATCGGGATCAGAAATACTAAGTTCCGTGTAGAGCGTCGAACCGGTGTCGTTGACGTACAGAGCTTCCGTCTCCAGTTGCGGCGCACGCTCCAGCGGGATGCCGGAGTACGTCGGGTTCTGGTAGGCGGGATCCTGACGACCGGGAACAACCTGAACGTCGTTCTCGGAGCGCAGAAGACGCTTGTAACTGACGATGCCGTTCTTCGAGGTGTAGATGACCTGACGGAACATCGACTCGTTCTCGAAGTACTCGTTCATCGTCCCCGGCTGGCGGAACTGAAGATCGAGGAAAATATCGTCAAACGCCGCGAGAAGGTTGGTGGCCCCACCGGGGGTAAGCGAACCATACGTCTTGCGGACGGGAGCCCACTTCGTCTTCGTGGCCGGGTTGATACCCTGCACGGTCGAAGTGTACTTGTCGGAGACGGTCGGCGTAGCCGCGCTGCCATCCGTGCTGATCGTGTGGCCGAACAGGCCGTTGTCGTACTCGTTGACGAGCGCGGGAATCGACTGCGGCTCACCGGGGTCAGCCGTGAACGATTCCATCTTCGAGGCAAGCGGGCGAGCGAAGAGCTTGCTGTTCAGGCCGTGAACGATGTCGTTCGCGAGACCCGTCTGCTTGATCTTCTTCACGCGCTTCCACACAGCAGCCGACGAACCTTCGTTCAGTTCGACTTCCTGAGCGGTCCAAGCCATGTGAGCCTGAGCGAAGCGCCACGGGATTTCCCAAGTGGTCAGCGTCTGAGCGTTCGTCCAAGTGGACTCCGTCTCAGGGCTGATCATCTGGAAGGTGCCCGGCTGGTCAAGGATGATGCCGTCCTTGATGCGCTCGCCGTTCTGGAAAACATCGGACATTTCGCGTCCCTTCAGGAAACGAGCCAGCGGATAGCTGTTCTGCTGGATTTCGTTAACGAAGGCGTCCTGCGACGACGCCCAAGCGGGCGCAGTAGACTTGACAAAGTCTGCAAAGTCGGAAAGAGAAGCCATGGTGTTGTTGTTGGGTTAGGTGTTATCAGGAACCGCGCATGATGCGATCCTTGGCGTCGGCGTCACCACGGAAGATCGCATCGAGCAGCGCGTCTTCCCGCTCGGCGGCGGACATGACACGCGGACCCGAAGTGCGCCCAGAGGGAGGCGTCGGCTGTGAACTCATCTTGCGCTTGTGGGTAGCAAGAGCCTTCCCCGCTTCGCTGGCGCGAAGTTCATCAAAGAACAGAACACGAGCCGCGTCACGCATGGCAAGCTGCGCGCGTTCATGCGGGAGCTTGTCTTGGTATTTCGCGAGATGCGTGCCCATCTCCTTCTGAACTTGTTCCATCTTCGCGGGGTCGTCCAACTGCGGGAACTGGTCACGCAGGGACGCCCTAGCTCCATCGATCAAGCCGCGAACGTGCTGGCCTTCAAGCTGCGCGAGGCGTTCCTCGTATGCAGCCTTGATGCCTTCCGTTTGCTTCTTGATGTACTGAGCAAGGGGAGTCGCAAACTCGTCACCGTAGGTTTCTCGGATGGCCTTGATAGCGTCGTCCTCGTCGGCGGTTGGAGTCTGGGCCGTAGCCGTCGTCTCCGCCTTCGGGGTTGTGACACCACCTTCCAATTCCTTGATCCGTTCAGAACGAGACTTCAACTCATTGGCGGTCTTGGCCTGACGCTCTTTCGCCTTGGAAGCCCACTCAAGGACTTCTGCACGGTCGAGCTTATCCAACACCGTCTTAGAAACCCCATCGAGCGTAAGGACGCTACAAGCCTTCTCCCATTCGGAGTCGCTCTGCGCCTTATCGCCCTTCTTGGGCTTCTCCTCCGCAGCAGCCTCGGGCTGCTCGGTAGCTTCTTCAACTTCGGCCTTCTCTTCGACAGTCTCCGCCGGAGCCTCCTCATTAGGGGCTTCTTCGACGGGATTGTCGTTGCCGAATAGCTTTGAGAGGAAGGCGTTGTCCGCCGCCTCTACAGTTGCCTTCGCGGTTTCCTTCACATCCGCATCAGCCATTAGTACACATCCCTTGCGTTTTGGATCGTCTCACCGGCCACCGCAGCGTCACGTTGCGCTGCTTCACGGGTGGCTCGGCTGTCGATGATGGGCTTACCGTCCTTAGTGTAGTGACGGTAGAAGCCGCCCTGCTTCTCCTTCATTCCGTGCCATCGCGGCGACGAATGGGAGATAACGGGCTTTTCATCAGGTCGAACGGAGGGCATAGATGGGATTCGACGATACTCCTTACCATCGACATTGACAACATCCCCAATTTTGGGGGCGTCGCTCATGGGGTAATAGAGTTCGACTCGGTTGCCCTTCTTGTCTTCAAACTCGTAGATCATGCCATCCCTCGGGCCGCAGCCCCGACCTTGGCTCCCGCATTCTGACCGGGGAGTCCGCCCCCAGTCGTACCCAACTCAGACGGCTTGGGGAGCCTAGACAAGCCGCTTCCGAGTGTATTGTTCTTGGGCGTTGGGATATCGCTGCTCATGCGCGGGCCGCTCTGGGCCGCTTGCGGCTGGGCCACCATAGGCTGCTGCTGCTGCATCATCATGGCCCCGACCTGAGAGGCCAGTTCCAGATCCACAGTCTCGCCAAGTTCCGGCATATAGAACCGCTCGCCTAGCATATTTAGCATCTTGTTCCAGTCCATCCACGGGGTGGTCGGGATCGTCTGGGCGATGCTGGTCATCAACTGGAAGAACTGGAGGGTCTTAGCCTGTTCGCTGGCCTCGTCCGTCCGCCGCATCGAGTACGGTTCAATCTCAATTTCGAGATCGTCGAACGAGCCCTCTTCGCCGCCCTTCCACTCAAGGGGCACGGCGTAGGCAAGGTCGGGCGGGATACCCATGTTGACCAGTTCGCGCTGGAACTCCTTGCCCAGAGGCTGGACGACGCTCTCGTCGCGCCACGCGAAGTAGGCGACCGTCTTAAGGTCACGCGCCACGGCGTCGTACACCTTCTGCTCAAGGAAGCTCAGTCGTGCCGCACTACCACGGGCCGCGATGGCGTCTGCGGTAGCGGACGCTCCTGCGCTCGTATTGCCTAGTTCAGCGTCGGACAAACCACTACCACGCTTGAGCAGTCCGTCGAGCCAACGCTCGTACGTCAGTTCGTCCTCGTTGACGCCGCCGATCTGAACCTTCTCGAACTTGGAGCCCTCAAACTGGGAGATGCCGATGCCGGCACCGTCCGGCGCGTTGAGAATCTTCTCCGCGTCCTTCGTGTCGCTCTCATCGAACAGCATCAGATCCTTGCGACCGCGAGCGCGGCGCAGGTTGACGCGAGCCTGAGCGTTCAGCGCGCGGACGAGACCGTCCATCGCTTGGAACGGACCCATCGGCCACGGGCTGCGCGGGACGTAGTAGGCGTCCCAGATGGTGTACGGACCCCAGCGCGGGCCGTAGTACGGGCGCGGCTCGCGCAGGAACATCGCCTTCTGGCCGTCGCTCGTGCTGTAGTTTCCGATGCAGAGCAGCGTGCCGTTCTCCTTGCTGTCCTCGGGCGAGTCGTCCGGGATCCACACCTCCCAGTAGCAAACCTCGCCACGATCAAGGCTGGTTTCGGGGCGACCGATGTCCCGCATATTCGAGCCGGTGGACATCTTCTTGATCGCTTCCTTGTCCCAGCCCTCTTCCTCCTCCGCGCGCTCAAGAAGCTCGTGCTTATCGCAGATGCACTTGTGGAAGAAGATGCGGCTCTCTTCCCAGCTTCGGGCCAGCGAGTCCATGCCGAACTGCGAAGGGTCGATGACGATCTTGCGCGGGCGCGTGACAAGATCGTCGTAGTCGCCGCGAGCGTATTCATCAAGCACGGTCATCGTCACGCCATGCCCGAACGCCATGTGCGTGGTGGCGCGCTCGATGGTTCGGATGTAGTGGTTGTCGCGGATCCAGCGGTTGAGGTAGTACTCAAGAGCCTTCGCTTGCAGCGCGTTGACATCGGGCTTCTTCGAGCGCACACGCACACGAGGGTTCTGGAACGCGATCTGTGGGCGCACGAGCGACATCCACTCGTAGTAGAAGTTGTACGGCAAGAAGGCGTCGTCCGTAGTCTCGTTGCGGCCCGGACCCTCGAAGAGCCGAATCATCTGAGAGAACTTACCGATGCGCTTGTCGCGCTCCTTCTCAGCCGCCTCGATTTCTTGGCGGATGTTCTCGGGGTTATCCCAGTAGCTTTCCTTCTCGCGCTTCTCTTCGTTCATCGGTACTTCGGCCACGGCAACTCCTTACCGTTGAGAGTCAAGAGGGAACCCATAGTTCCCGGTTTGAACGTGCGCTTGGATTTGTTGGGCTTGAGATCCTTCTTCCAAGCGAAAACATGGGCGTAGACCGCTGCGTCGATAGCGTGGTCTGCGCTGTTCGGGTCCGGCTCTTCTGTCTCCGCAGCGCCGTTTCGCACCTTCTTCCACACATACGCCGTGAGTTCTTCCTCAAGACAAGTCGGCTTGCCCTTCGTGCGAAGCTCGGTGTCGGTGCCGTATCGAAGCGCGTCCTTGAACAGGAAGGTGCGCGGACCTTTGCTCTCTTTCGTGAAGCCCCAACGCATCTGATCGAGACCGTGCAGCTTGCCGCCGCTCTTGTCGCTGGGCTGAATGATGCGCGACAGAGATCGGTTGCGAGGACCGCCCAATCGGTCGTTCAAGAAGTTGATCGCGTTGGGGTCTGCGCAGTCGGCAACGCCGCGAGAGAACGGGAACTCACGGGCGAGCGTGCAGACTGCTTCGGCCCACCAGTCAAGGTTGCGACCACGCTGGTAGATTTCGACGACGCGGTACAGTTTGTCATCGGGATCAACGGCCCAGATCTGCAAGCAGCCCGGCGCTCGGAATCCGAAGTCCATCGACAGGAAGTACCAATCGACCGTGATCGGATCCTCTCGGTCCTTGATGAAGATGTAGTGATCGCCGGAGTGCCGCTCGATGTGCGCGTCGATCACATGGATGTCGCGGTTGTACTCAGGGAACACAAGACCGTCCGCGCTGCACCACTCTCCGTCCAGAAGGCGACGCCGCGTGTAGCCCGACATCTTGCGCAGACCGTCGATGTACGAGCGTCCTTCCTCGGTCCACCCGCTTTCCGAGTAGCGACCCTTGCTGTCAAGCGTGCCGTCATGCCAGCGAGGATTGTCGGCGTGTGTCGTCGTGCAGGTCTCGGCCTCGCCGGCAAGGATGCGCTGACGCACCCAATGCTCAGGGAACGTAGGGTTGCACGTTCCGATCAGAAGCTGCTGACCGTTGATCGGCTTGTTGCCGCGAAGACCGCGATAGAACAATTCCCATTGCTCAAGCGTCACGCCCTCTTCGGTCAACTCCTCGAAGTAGATGATGTCCCACTTCGTCGAAAAAACCTTCTGCGGCTTGTCGAGTCCGATGCACGCGACTTCGCTTCCGTTGGCGAAGTGGTAGATGCTGCGCTGCTCGCGCTGCGGACCGTCCAAGATCTCGTGCCCTTCGGGGAAACACTCTTCCCACTCAACGAGCGTCGAGGATGTCATGCTCTCGCGCGTCTTGCGGCAGAAGAGTACGCGCACACCCGGATTGGCCTCGCAGAAGTAGGCGATGACCTGAAGGATGCCGCGCGACTTTCCAGTCCCGCCGGGTCCGGCGATGATGATCTCTCGCTTGCGCTTGCTGCCATCGGAGCGAAGCACAGATTCGAGAAGCCATCGCGGTGCGCCGCGTAGCTCTACTTGGCTGTCGGCTTCTGCTACCCCGCCCACGTTAGAACTTTCACGTTCCAGACCCACTTCACGACGTTCGTTCCTGCGGTCGAGAACTCAAGGCGATACGTCTTGCCGCCCTCGTATTGCTCACCAGACACTAAATTGATGAACCCGCTCGGAGTAAAGACGTACTCAAAGTTGTAGCCCGTGCTGTCGCGGCTCCATCCGTTGCCGGTCTGGAGCGTGTCGAAGAACGTGCCAACCTTCATGGTGCTTGCGTTAACCACCGTGTGGACCGTGGCTCCGCTGATGACCTTGAGCGTCCAACTCGTGAAGTCGCTTTGGACGAGCGGCACCTGCGTAGAGATAACCAGCCTGTTTTGAAGACGCACGGGAGCGCCCTGAAAGACCTCTGCGTCGGAAACAAGGCTGCGCTTCATTACTGTTGGTGCTCCGATTCAACGGACCCGCTATTTCTAAAACAATTAGATGCGCTCCCGCTAGATTGAAAGTCAGAGTCGGGATACGCCGCCTTTCGGCGCGTCGCGTTCGCAATGCTGTCGATGCCGAGCGATTGGTCGAAGACGAAGCCAACCGATGGCTGAATGTTGAGATACGCCTCCGCCAAGGAACCTGCGAGCGCGTCGCCGCGCATGAATCGGTAGAAGTACTCGAAGGAGCTTCCGGCAATGCCTTCGCACAGAGTGCCGGACACGCTATCCCCGTACCCGAACGCGGCGGTGTATGTCGTGATGTATCCGTCTGCGAGCGAGCCCATAGGGGCGTCGCCAACAGCGATTGCTCCCACATTGGAGATCAGGCCGTCAGCCATCCATCCTTGGATGGAGTCAGCGGTTGAATCTCCAGTCAGTACGGGATCAATCGGCTCCGGCATCAGCAGATCCTAGCCGCGACGAGGTTTCCGGCGGCGAACGAGCAGACCGTGCCGCTCGAAACCGAAAGCGTCGATGCCTTGATGAAGAGGTACGGACCCATGTTGGTGAACGCGACCGCCGATCCGCCCGCAGTCGTAGCGAGCTTGAACGAGTCGGTGGTGATGTCGCGGGCGTAGTAAAGTTCGCCGTTGGTCATGGCCGTCGCGCCGTTCGGAAGGTCAGCGGGCACGGCGTTGTACACATTCATTACAAAGACGGGGTCGTTCAGTACCAGACCGTGCGCCTTGCTGTAGGTGATGTTGGTCGCGGTGTCGCTGTACATCCCGACCTTCCACGAAGCGCCGCTCGCCTTCAGGGGGCCGTACACCAGCAGGTTGCCGCCGGAGATGGCGTCGAAGAGCCCCCAGTATCGGATGGTCGGCGTGCCGCTCGTGCAGGGAGCGAAGTTGATGGCGTCAGCGTTGGACACCGTGACAGGCGCGGCGTTGACGTTGCCCGTCGCAGCCGAGATCGTCCACTTCTTGCTAGTCGCTCCGTTGCGCGCAACAGGGACGCGAGCGTATCCGCCGAAGTTACCCGTGGTGCATTCGTTGGACTGCGTGGATCCGTCGCCGGGGAAGTCCGTGAACAGGCCGATGTAGGTGTAGCTGGTGCCGGCGCTCTGCGAGACACCGAGGGTCGAGCATACCGTGTTAATCGCGGCATCGCCGTTGAAGTACAGTTCGGCCATCGACAGCGCGAACGGGGAAGCCATGTAGCTCATCGGGTGTCCCTAAGTTGTGCCTTAGCAAAAAGTTGCGTCATCACAAACATCATGCACGACTTGTTGCAGGTTGTGCAATAGCAGCGGCGGCACCGATTGCGCAAGGCCCTCGGCACCGCCGCTCGAAAAAAGAACGATAGACCTCTTGACCCTTCGCGCGTGCTGCTCTAGGTTTGGGTCTCGCAGCCCGAGGTGACAGCCTCGGTTACCACTTCCGATCAGAGAGATGTGCCTCCATGACCGACAAGAAGAATCCTAGCGCCGCGCGCCCTAGGTCTCAACCGCTCCCCTTCCTGCCCCTGAACACGGCCAAGCTCATGCTGTCCGAGGGCGTCGCGGAGATCTGGAACGACAGCGCCCTCGTTGGTGCCATGTTCAAGATCGCGCTCCACACTTGGATCCACGGGCCTACCGCTCTGGATCGCATCCAGCGCATCGCGCCCGACGCCGCCAACGAACTGATAGCTTGCGGAGTCCTCGTTC